AAACACGAAATTGGCGTTGAACAACACATAGAATTTGTAGAATCAATGGATGTTGTAAACCATGGTTTAGACAAATGGTAGTTTAAGTTTTTGCTGTATATCATCATATATGCAACATTAGCCATTACTTACTTATTAATAGCATTGTTATATATTTAAGTAATTTAGTAAAATATTATATTCTTAATATTATATAATATATGGCATTTGTATCAGATTTTACATTTAATGGATTAAGTCGTATTGGAAATGATAGTTGTTGTGTTGACCAAAACTCTATTCAAAATTCACAAGCGTGTAGCTACACATTACAAAATTATTTTTCTCAAGATTGTTCTATGAAAAATGCAAAGGCCTTAGCAGTGACACAACCGTGCGTCAATTATTCTGGCAGTTATGGAATGGGTGTAGGTGGTTGCAATGTGGATGATAGTTCTCAATTATTAATTGGCGGAATTCAAACACATCCAAAATCAAGAATAGATTTGTTTGGAAGACCCTTTGCAACTGTTCCATTTTTAGGTCGTGGTTCTGTTGACCCTATTTTAGAATCTCAAATACAACAAGGCGAATCAATGACTAACAAACGAACCGTTACACGACTAACCGAAAAAAGTTATTTAAAATATCATACAACTCCTTTAATACCAGAGGTTAAGCAAAATATACAAAATTCTAATTTAATGATTGAAAGTGATGCATCTGATGGGTGGATTCGTGGCGGTCTTCCATCAAGAGAACTAACAAGAGATAAGGATTTTTATTCAACCCAAAAATAAGCATTTTAAAATTAATACTGTCAAATAAAATAACATTAAAAATAAAATAATATGCTACTATATGAGTAAAAACAAATCTATCAAGGTGTATTTCCCAAATTCAAAAACAGACAATCCTGATTGGGAATATGAAGATGTAACTGGGCATTTTCCTTTGGTATCAATCACAAAAGATGCTTTTATAAAAACAAATAATCTAGGAAAGGCGCATAATTTTTCACAAAGACAAGATGCAGTTTCATCAGGGCGTGCGGCAGGAATAAAACGAAAACGTAAAACACGACGAACTCATCGTAAACGAACTAACACCAGAAAACGGCGTTAAAATAATTCATAACATTTTAAGAATATTATACATTATTTATATCATATTATGTTATATTATATTATATTATATTAATGAATACAAGAAGTCGTGTAGCACAACTACTCATTAAAGAAACCAGTCATTCTAATACAACCCCACTAACAAACCGTATAATAAAAAAACCAGTTGACGACGTAACGTCTATTAAAAAAATGATCAAAGACATAACTTTTAAAAATTATTTTTTTGTAGACAAAATATTAACTAATTTTACAAAAGATTATTTTTCAATAAATCCAACTACAAATCCAATAAATCCACACATAAATGCCTATAAAATATATAGTGGAGACCAACTTTTAGAAATGATAAAAAATAAAGGCAAAACTAAAACAATAAATAGTTTAGTAAGCGCCATAGCAAGCGTTTGTACTAATATTGGCATTAGCTATGCAAAAACATCAATTAAGCGCGCAATATCATTGACAGATAGAAAACCAGAATTTGATATAGCAATTTTATCAAGAGTAATTGATGAAACATCAGACAGTATAAGTATAGATGTTATTAAAGATAATGTTGTAGGGTTTATTATTGTTGAAAGAGGTGAATGTAAGTTTTTTCCATTTGCATATTCCATTAATTTGATATGTGCAAACAATGAGAAATTTCCAAGTCCAGGCACTCTTTTAATGGGATTATATTTATATACTATTTTAACACATCCAGATGCTGGATTAGATGTTGAACGCGAATTGACCATAGAACCACCTACCATTAATGCTCCTAATGAATCTACCACAATGGAGGTTGCAGACAATGCGCCCATAGAACCATCCACCATTAACGAACCTAATGAATCTACCGCAATGGAAGTTACGGACAATGCGCAAATAGAAGCCCCACTATCAGATGAGCAAATTGGCATACAAGTTCAACACATTGGTGTATTAGAATTAGCGTCATCATATACAAATGCTGGTGGGTTATGCATGTATGAAAAGTTTGGATTTGAATATTTCCCACATTTATACCGTGGTCCAAAAGATGATAATACTCAAGAAACTGACACTAGTTGTTTTAATGATTGTGATAATTTGCCAATGCAGGTAGACTTAAATGCTAAAAATGGTTATAAAGGTTTAACTGATAAGGCAAAACGCCTTAAAGTTCTTAATATTATTGCTGGAAAGGATATTGTTATTAATGATGAAACGGTCAAAAGTTTTCCTAAAAGTGCTATATGCGATGTAAAAAATCGAGTTCAACAAAAATATTTAGGTATATTTAAAAATATAAAGATTTTATTAACAGAATGTCCTACGAAACTTGATATTAATGCCCCCAAATATGCAAATTATAAACACATATTAGACAAATTGTCAAACACAACAGAGGATAACATTATTAATGCAATAGATTATTTAATTGCACTGTTTGAAACTACTTCTCCAGAAAAAATAGAAGAAATATCACAAATTATAAGCGCAATTGAAACGCCTTCTACAAGTATACCTATTCCTACATCTATACCTCCACAACCCCGTGCGCCTACTGTAAGAATAATACAAGGAGGAACAAGACGGTTACGCAAACATAATAAAACTAACAGACGCAAACATAACCATAAAAAAACAAACAAACGCAACAAGCATAAGAAAACTAGAAGACATATAAGAACTAAATATTAAACTTGTAATAATCAGACTGAACTGTTCGTGTTGCATAAGATAATTCTGGATTTTGTTTTGGCGGCAACGGAATAGTAACAGGAATATACCGTAAATTTTCAGGTTTTAACACAAATGCACTTCCATTTTCATCAAAGAATATATCATTTTCTTCAATATTTGTATCTATTTTTGGGTAACGCATTGCTAATAGTTGGCAACCCGTTTCTCGCATTACTACAGACGATGGATTTTCAGGGTTTGCCCCCTTATCTGGCATTCCAATTGTCATATTTTGCTTATTAAAACTAATTAATTCTGTAATATCTGGGCTATATTTAATATCATAATAATGTAATGCGCGCATAAATGCAGAATTGCTTGTCATATTAATAAACTTGTAAAATTCAGGACACTCTAAAAATGATGGATTGCTTCTATCAACAATAATAACCACTTTGCCCATTAATTTTCGCAATTCCACATCTCCAAAATTGCGTCCATAATATTCGGAATCATATTCTTTACTTAATAAAATAGAATCATAACTCTCTAATATTTTTGCAAATTTTTGATACATTGCCTGATTAGTGCTTTTAATGCGAAGATGAATTATTATTGGGTCTAACGCATTTGGCGCAGTAGATGTAGCAAATGCGTAATCACGTATAATATTCATAGCATCCGCAAAATAAACAAAATTAAATGTTTCCTTAACATAATAACTGTCACTCGTAGATGTTGCTATAACAGGTTGGTCATTCATTGAAAATATCTCAAAATCAAGACCACGAACCCCCTGTTTTAATAAGTATTTTAATATACAAGTATCTACATAATCATTTTTATAATTTCCACCACTACAACAATTATAAGCGGTTTTAATATAATAGTCTTTAAATGTATAATCAAATTGAGATGAACTATTGATGGAACTTATTTTACCATTTAAATCACCATATATGGATTTCATATTAGAACACTCTCTGCTACGTAACCCGCTATAATAAAAATAATATAAAAATGCTATTAAAATAATGAATAATGTAACTACCACAATTAAAAAAACGGCAGTTGAATCTTTTAAATTTGTGATAGAACTAACAACATTTGATATTGTATTTTGTGAACTAACAGTTAAACTATTCATATGTTTATTATTATATACATCTAAAATATTATATTACTTTAGAAAAAGTGTTGAAAAATAAAAGTATATAAAAACAAACATATATATTTATATAGTATAAATATGGCTGGCGGTTTAATGAACCTTGTTAGTCAAGGTCAACAAAATGTTATTCTAAACGGAAACCCCACAAAGAGTTTCTTTAAAAGTGTATATCATCAATATACTAATTTTGGACTTCAAAAGTTTGTAGTAAATTTTGAAGGTTCAAAAACACTGCGCTTAAACGAAGAATCCGTATTTACATTTAAAATGCCCCGTTATGCAGATCTTTTAATGGATAGTTATTTATCTGTTGCTTTGCCAAATATTTGGTCACCAATATTACCTCCACAACAGATAACTCAACAAACAACCTCACAAGGACTAGGAAACATTGATCAGTGGGCACCTTATGAATTTAAATGGATTGAAAATATTGGAGCTAAAATGATTGCCAAAATAAGTATTACTTGTGGCAATTATACATTACAAGAATATTCAGGGGATTATTTATTAGCATCAGTTCAACGTGACTATAATGCTATTAAAACCGATTTGTTTAATAAAATGATTGGACAAGTGCCCGAATTAGTAGACCCCGCTAATTCAAATTCACGTGTAAATTCATATCCAAATGCTTATTATACAACTGATAATGCTGGCGCTGAACCATCTATTCGTGGACGAATATTATATATTCCATTAAATAATTGGTTTGGTTTAAAATCACAAATGGCATTTCCGCTAACTTCATTACAATATAATGAATTGCATATTAATGTCACACTTAGACCAATAAATCAATTGTTTATGATTCGTGACGTATTTGATGCAACTAACAATTATCCTTATGTTGCGCCTAATTTTAATTTATGGTATATGCAATTTTATCGGTTTTTACAACCACCACCAGATATTAATTTAGATATAAATTCATATA